TGGCGGTACTGGACAAACTACTTATACAGACGGTCAACTACTAATAGGTAATTCAACAGGTAATACGCTTACAAAGGCAACATTAACTGCTGGTACTGGTATTACTATTACTAATGGTGCTGGCTCGATTACTATTGCTTCTACTGGTGGTACAGTTACAAGTGTTAGTGGTACTGGCACAGTAAACGGTCTAACACTAACAGGAACAGTTACTGCATCAGGAAACCTAACACTAGGCGGAACCCTAAGTGGAATCGCTAACAGTGCTCTAACTAACAGCAGCATTACAATTAACGGTACTAGTGTAGCGTTAGGTGGTACAAGAACAATCAATCTAGCTGATCTTGGCACTGTTACTATAACAAGCCCAAGCAACGGTCAAGTTCTAAAGTATGACGGTACTGCTTGGGTAAATGGTACAGATTCAACTGGCAGTGGGGGCGGTATTGCTTTAACAGATCTAAGTGTTACTGACAGCGGCGGCGATGGCAGTTTAAGTTATAATAACACCACAGGTGTGTTTACCTATACCGGACCAAGTGCTACAGAAGTTCGCAGTCATTTCACAGCAGGCACTGGGATTAGTATTTCTTCTGGTGTAATTAGTGCTACAGGTGGTGGTGGTGGCGGATTAACTGCAGCACAAGCCTTTGCTCGCAATTTAATTTTAGGGTAACAATATAAATGGCAAATCCAAACATACTTAATGCAACCAGCATATTGGGCAAGTCTGCTGGTTTAGCAGTAACAACTTCGCCTACATCTATTGTTACTAATAGCTCAGGCTCAAATACTATTGTAAAAATTAATTCTTTAATAGTTTCAAACGTAAACGGTACTTTATCCGCTGACGTCTCAGTTGATATATTCAAAAATCAAACTACTGCGTTTGACCTTGCGTTTACCATTTCGGTACCAGCAGATGCTACATTAGTGGTTATTTCTAAAGATGCTTTTGTATACCTAGAAGAAAATGATAGTTTACGTTTATATTCTAGTAATAATAGTTATCTTGAAGCAGTATGTTCTTATGAGATTGTAAGCTGATGGGGTATTATACTTATAATGGTGGGTTAATTGGCCCTGGAGAACTGCCTGAATCAGCTACTCCTGGAGTGCATAATCTTCAAAGAAATATGTACTACCGTATTGCTAATAATATAGATTCATTTTTTGATGGTATGTGTAGTTATCTAGCTACATTTATGTCCGAATACAGAAACCCTAGTTTTTATTCATATATTTTAGATGGTACTACTTCTCAATCTATAGCCGATGGTGGCGCTGACATGTTCGACACCGGAAATATTACCCATCCCTGGCTTATAAGTCAAACAGATTATTCAACCAGTAATTCTGGTACACTTTCCGGAACACCGCTATTTTACAATGTTACCACTCCTACTACAATTGATACTAGTTTTGTATATAGAAGTTTAGGATATAGCACAGCACAATTACCATTAACAATGCTAGGATACAGAAATGTGCCAAATGTTGTAGTGGGTTTTCAAAAATCAGGAAATAGCGGAGCCGACGGTTCTGGTTTATTGGCTAGTAATTTATTTTACAATGGCGTAACATTAAATACATTTACAGTTTATGCTTTTAACAGACAAACATATAGTGCCAATGATCCTAGTCATTGTGATTTATATATGTTAATTGGGCACCCAAATTGGGGATCTAGTTTTGGTACCATAAGCACTTATGCAGATCCGGTAGCAAACGGTGGTTGTGGTGGCCGACTGAATACGTCTACAGGAAGCACAAACGTGATAGCAGTAACAATGCTACTATCAAAACTCAGCGGAGTTCAGGTCACTGATGTCGAATGCCAAAATATAGTAACAAACTTTACTTCTAGAATGAGAACTTACCTAGGGGACTAATATGCCAATAATAAGAAATTCTGGACAAATCGGTAAAAAAAGTTTAGTACGAACTAGTGCTGTATCTGGAATATTTGACACTTTTGATGTGTATAATTATAGAAGAAGATCTAAGTGGCCGCCAGTGGTAAGCTATAGTTTATCAACTAATTCAGGAACTATACTTGAAAATACATCATTGGTTATAACATTAACCACTACCGGATTTGAAAGCGATACATCTTTGTATTGGACCATACTTCATGGGAGTAGTTCATCTAATGATTTTTCTGGCGGCACACTTGACACAAGTGGAACCTTTACGCAATCTGGTTCAACAAATACTGGAAATTTTACAATTAATACTGCTTTTATTGCTTTTACTTCGAAAACCACAAAAACGTTTCAAATTGAAATAAGACACGGAAGTACTTCGGGAACAGTTGTACATACCAGTGGAATATTCAGTATACCAGCAGTTACCAGTAGCGTTAGTTGGTCTACATCTCCAATCAACGAAGGATCAACAAGCAGTTTATCAGTAACACTAGGAAACATTGGAAATGCATCTACAGCTATTGCTTACATTACTTATAGTGGAACTGCCACATCAGCAGATTTTACCACTTTTCCTTCTACTATGACTATAGGCAGCGGGACGTTTACTACAAATTTTACCGCAGTATCTGATCTTACTACTGAAGGTTCGGAATCTTTAACTGCAGAAGTAATAAGAACTATATTTAGTCTTGGAAGTGCTACACTGTCTATATTAGATACGTCGACTGCAATAACAGCAACTGTTACACCAACTACTAGTAGCGTCAACGAAGGTAGCTCAGTTACATTTAATATCAGTATTACCAGCGGTAATTTTTCCAGCGGTACACTGTATTGGACTTTGGCTGGGTCTGGAACAGTTGGCGATGGAGATTTTAGTTCGCCATCAAATGCTGTTTCTGCTGGTGGATCAGTTGCAATCTCCTCTAGTACTGGATCAGTGACATTTACTCTTGCTTCTGATTCTACTACGGAATCCGCAGCAGAAAGTTTTCAATTTCAACTTAGAGGTACGAGTGGTACGAGTGATACAATAATAACAACCTCATCATCGGTTACAATCAATGACACCTCTCAAGGAGCTGCAGCAGGATGGACTGGTAATGTTGTCAGTGTAACAAGCACTTCAGGTAATACAATAGTTAGTTTAGTTAACAATTACTATAGACGATATATCCTGAGTTTTGTTTATACATCTGCGGAATTGGCAGCTGCATTTGGAAAAAATACTGCTTCAATATCTGGATTAAGATTTTTGGTTGCGACACAACCAACAAATCAACCTTATCCCAATTACGCAATTGGTATGAAATTAGTTTCAACCGGTATCACCACCAACCCTACAAATACGGGATATACTATAGTTAAAAGTGCTAGCAGCGAATCATTTACTACTAATACAACTAAACAATTTTTTCCATTTAGCTCTACATTCAACTGGACAAGTGGAAATAACTTAGCAATCATTGTAGCTTGGGGGCAATCTCCTACTAATTATAGTTCAACTGGAAGAATGAGTTTTAATAGTTCAGGAAGTATATTTTACTCGCGGAGTGACAGTACAGGAAGTTTTGTAATAAATACCGACACTCCGACTCTTACCCTAACGTCATCCCGTCCGGTTGTACAACTTTATGGATAAGGATTAATATATGAAATTGTATTCATTTCGCGGTCAATATCCGGAACCTTTACCGGAACGAATTCGATTACTGTCCAATAGATTTACAAGAACAGATTCTTCAACATTCACAGATGAAGAAATTGCTAATGCTGGCTATGTACTAGCGCCTCCCATGCCTGTACGAGGAATATATCAACATTTATCATGGAATCAAAATGGGTGGGTAGTTACAGACTTTTCCCCACAAGAAATTAAGGATCATGTAAATCGTGAATGGTTAAGTGTTAGACAAAAACGTAATCAATTACTTCAGGAAACTGATTGGGTTGCTATTCGAGCTATGGAGATGCAAACAGACATGGATGAAAAATTTAAACAATATCGTCAAAATCTACGAGATATTACACTTAATTCCGACCCGTATAGTATAATTTGGCCTACAATACCAAGTTAACTATGTTTTTGTTAAATTTTATACCAGACTGGTTTTTTCCACTGTTAGCACTAGCTTGTGTAATCCTATTCTTTATCACAAGATTTTTTGCACAGCTAATACCACAGGCTAAGGTTGTGCACTATAGTTGTATTCCAGTATTTGCACTCACAGTATTCTTAATGGGTGCAAACTGGAATAATAATCATTGGCAACAAAAGCTGGCTGAGGAAACTGCTAAGGTAGAAGCCGCAATCAAGCAACAAGAGGCGGCTAATGAAATGCTTAAACAAGAGCGTAATGCTAAACTTGAGCAACTCAAAGAAAGTGCAGAACGTGAACGTCAACAAAACCGTAAGTTTATTGAGGTGTTAAAATCCAAAGACGCCACAGTACAAAATGTATTAGCTACACTTAGCAAAGCCGAACAGGATAAATACGCTGCACTAGGTGAAAAAGATAAAGCAGCGGCTAATAAAAAGTTGGAAGATGTGTTAGCTAACGCCAAAAATTGTCCAACTGTACCCGAACTATACATAGAAAAACTCAATAATACTGCTAGGGGTGCAAAGCAATGAGATTAGTAATATTAACATTAGCTAGCACACTATTAGCTGGCTGCCTTCAAAGTTTTAAGATTAATCCGCCTTGGCCACAAATAGCAGACCCAGCAATGCTTAAGCTTTGTGATCAACTAAAGCTAGCTAATACGCAGGATGTAAGCATGGCAGAACTTGTAGATTTAATACAACAAAACTACAGTCTCTACCATGTGTGTAAGTTAAATAACGATAGTTGGGTAAAGTGGTATAATACTCATTGGAAAAAGGATAAGTAATGGAACTAACACAAGATCAATTAAAACAAATTATTCCAAAAAATCAATATGTTAGTTACTGGTATACTGCCCTACAGCAATTATTACCACAATATGAAATAAACACTACTGAGCGTATAGCCGCCTTTTTAGCACAGTGTGCACATGAGTCTGGTGGTTTTGTATTCATTAAAGAAAACCTAAACTATAAATGGGCAAGCCTGCGTAAAGTTTTTCCCAAGTATTTTCCTACGGATGCATTGGCGCAGCAATATGAAAAACAACCAGAAAAAATTGCTAATCGTGTTTATGCTAATCGCATGGGTAACGGACCCGAGGAGTCAGGTGATGGTTGGAAATTTTGTGGACGTGGATTAATACAGGTAACTGGCCGAGAAAACTATAGTTGGTTTGCAGCCAGCTTACAAATTAGCCCAGAAGAGGCTAGTGAATATATGGAAACCTTTGAAGGTGCTGCACAAAGCGCCTGCTGGTTTTGGGAAAGTAACAATCTTAATAGTTTGGCAGACAAGCGTGATATACTTACACTTACAAAACGTATTAATGGCGGAACAATCGGCTTAGAGGATAGGAAAAAGCATTACGAGCATTGCTTACATATATTAAATTTATAGGAGATATAACATGCCAGTAAAACGTATAAAAATTTCTGGTTCTAATTTAAATCCTCCTAGTCCTCCTAGTCCTCCTAGTCCTAACCCTTCTGCAGTCGATAAGAAAATTCATACAGCTGGACTAGGTTTTGTTTTATTAATATTAACCAACTATCAGGCAGAAGTAAAACAAGTAATACAAGCTATCTTAAAATGGGCAACATAATGATAAAAACCATTAATAAAATTTTAGATTATTCTAAGACTCCTTTTATTCTTGCAGCCATTATTTTTATTAGCAGTCTTGTATTATTAAGTGTTTTTAAAAATGCCGAAACACAGCTCAAACAATTAAATAATGCAATGCTTGTAGCCGATGAAATGGCTGTTAGTAGTGACAATCTTACTAATTATGCTAGATATTACGTTACAACAAAAGATGATGCATGGAAAAAGAAATTTAATAATGTTCTTAAAGTACGGGCAGGAGAAGAACCTAATAATGCTGGTGCACGTATATCGTTTAAAGATAAAGTTAAGCAAGTGGGCTTTTTAGATAGTGAATTATCCTTTATGCTTGAAGCAGAAAAATTAAGCAATAATTTAGCTGTATTAGAAGTAAAAGCATTTGAATTAATAGCTCAAGGTAAGTTAGAACAAAACTGGGAAATTCAACAATTTCATTATACGCAAGCTCAAATATTTATGTTTGGCGAAGATTATACTAAATATAAAAATGAAATAATGAATACTATTGATAAATTTACTAAAGCTGTATATACTAGATTGGAGCGTGATTACCAGTTAAGTATGACAATGGCCTGGATATTAATTACAATAATTAATATATCTTTAATTATTTTAGTTATATTGGTTCAACACCAGAATAAATTTTTGGCAGCTAATAGTAATTTGTTAAATGTTACCTCTAAACCAGTTGTTAAGAAAAAAATTGCTAGCAAATTAGGGCGATAATCTATTATGCGTATTATATTAGTCATAAGTTTATTATTAGGTAGTTGTAGTGATGTATACAGATATCCTTGTCAAAGTCCAGATAATTGGGAACATAAGGTATGTAAAAAACCTTATTGTAGCGCTAACGGCACCTGTCCAGAAGATTTAACTTCATATGAAAAAAATCGTGTAGCTAATAAAACAGTTACTACGCCAGCACAAGCAGCAGTAAAGGATTGTAAATGATTAAAGATTTATGGGAAGGCCCACGCTATACTGAAGATGAGTTAATGGCTAGGCTTAAATTCTTTATAGGCATGATATTAGCACTAACACTTTTTGGGATTGTATTTGTTGTTCTCTACAGTTTAATATTCGTAACACAGCCAATGAATGGCATGAGCCCTGTAGATAACAAGTTTTTTGAGTTGATCATTCCTATTGCTACTTTCTTAACCGGTACTCTTAGCGGTATTATGTTAGCTAGTGGCGATAAGGAGGCTCAAAAAGCAGCCCTACAAGCTGCAAATAAAGGTTGGGATAAGCCACCAAGCCCCCTACCTATGTCTACGCCTACAGTTACCCTAGGTAACAACGGTAGTATAAGCATAGCACCATCAACTGGTGGCAGTCAAGTAACTGTTGGGTTTGGCGGCAAAGCTGCTCCACCACAACAATCATTTCCAGAACTATAATAGGAAACCTTATGACTAAAATTTTATTAGCCCTTGTAGCTTCAGCAATCTTATTACAGCCAGCACTAGCCGCTGATCCACCAAAAAAGGAAGAAAAAGCACCAGCTAAAGCAGAAGCTAAAAAGGATGAGCCAGCAAAGAAAGAAGAAAAGGCTCCAGCTAAGAAAGAAGATGTTAGAAAAGAAAAAGCCTGTATTGACAAGGTAAAAGACGGTAAACCTGTTATTGGCAAGGACGGCAAGCCAGAGCAGATTTGCAAACAAGTTAAATTACATGAAAAATTAAATGGACATAAAGTACCTGAAAAGAAGTAAGTACCTTTAACTACTAGGATAGAAATATGGCCAAGAGCAGTGCTAAAAAATTACGCAGCGTACAACCTAATAATGTTGTTCCCCTGGAAATAGGCTTTGAAAATGTAAAACCATTAAATTATATTCAAAGCGAATATTTACGGGCCATTCATGAAAATAGTATAGTCTTTGGTATAGGTAGCGCAGGTACTGGTAAAACCTATATTGCAGCAACATATGCGGCTGGTGAATTATTTCACCGCCGCATTAAAAAGATTATACTAACAAGACCTAATGTAGAAACTGGGCGTGGACTAGGCTTTTTACCTGGAACACTAGAGGAAAAGTATGCTCCCTATTTAGAACCATTTGACCAGATTTTTACCAATAGTTTAGGACGAGGATTTTATGAATATGCACTAAACAAAAATCAAATAGTACCTAAACCGCTAGGATTTATGCGTGGAACTACTTTTGATGATTGCATAGTTTTATTAGACGAAGCCCAAAATGCTACTAGAGATGAGATGAAAATGATCTTGTCACGCATAGGTAAAAACTGTAAAATTATAATTAGCGGAGATCACGAGCAAAGCGATATTACCAATAGCGGACTCCTAGACGCCAGTACCAGATTAGAACGTATTGAAGGTATTGAAGTAGTTAGATTTCGTGATGAAGATATTGTTCGTAGCAAGTTATGTAAGCAAATAATTTTAGCATATAAATAGGAGTTTTAATGGCTAAGACATATAAACCAACAAGTGGCATGGCTAGTGCTGCCAAAAGAGCACTAAAATGGAAAAGTGAAGGTAAACCAGGTGGAACACTTGTTGGCTTAGCCAGAGCCAATCAATTAAAAGACCGAGATCCACTATCAGCAAGTGTAGTCCTACGCATGTACAGCTTTTTTAGTCGTCATGAAGTAGATAAAAAAGCTAC